GGGTGCCCCCCGCAAGGCCCGCACCGATGCCGGCGGGCGACCCCATACCAAGCGCCGTGGCGACTCGGCCTGAAGCTGCGCCAGTGCCTGCACCGATACCGCTTGCCGCCATCCCGCCAAGCACCGCCGCCGCCGCGTCCAGCCACGGATTGCGTCGAATGCTGCGCACGCGCATGTCGTCGAGGTAGGCCTGTCCATCCGCCTCGCGGCGGATCAGCCCCAAGTCGCCACCAAGCCGAACCTGATTGCGCGCCTCTCGATCGCGCATCCGCCCAGCGCCATCTTGCACCGCCATCAAGCCGGCGCGGGCGTCTGTTTCTGCCGCTGCGCCAAGCGACGCATCGCGTGCCGCCTGCGCGTAGGCATCCGAAACGTTGCCACGCTGCTCGCCCAGCGCGTTCATGTTGTTGCGGTTGGCAGCCACCTGCGCGACGTATTCAGACAACGCCGCCGAACGGTCGGCGCGGCCGCTGCTGCCAGCCATAGAATCAATTTCCGCATTGACGCGCGCATCCGCCTCGCGCTGTTTGCGTCCTTGATTGCGAATCTTGTCCGCGAGTGCGCGATCTTGCCTGCGCTCAGTGCGCCGGGTGTTGATGGCGCTCGCCGCCGTGCTGGCACCCGCGAGAAGAAGTGGAACTGCACCGACGCCCATCAGCCGCCCCTCCCGCCGAACATCGGCGTGTAAATCCCTGTCGGCATTGATCGATCTGCGCGACGCCGTGCCGCAGCGTCACGGCTTTGCTGGAAAAAATCGGCGAAGCTTCCGAAAGCGTTGCCGATGTCGTTGACGTTGCGGCCCGCCTGCCCGGCGGCCAAGCTCGATCGCATCGACTGCGCGGCCTGTGTGGCTGCCGTGGTTGCGTCAAGGCCTCCTTGTACCAGCCCGATCAGGCGCGCCTGCGCGTCCTCGTCCGCAGCACGAAGATCGGCACCCGCGCCCTGCGCGCGACGCTCCACGTCCAGCAGCCCGCGCCCGTAGGCCTCGCCCAGGCGGCGCGAGCGGTCGGCCTGCAGCGAACCGCCGAGCTGGCCAGACCGTGCGAGGGCGAAGCGGTTGCCGCGCGTTGCCTCTCGCTGCTGCCGGTTCAACTCGCCCGTAAGCAAGTTGCGCGTGGCGTCAACGAACTCGCCAATCTCGGCCTGCCGGCCCGGCGCCGAGAACGTCGAGCGCACGCGCTCCGTGCCAGCGCGGATGGCGGCTTGCCGCTCGCGCTCCTGCGCCTCGGCCTCTCGTTGTGCGCGGTTGCTGCTGCGTCCCATACCCATTGTCAGGCCCTCACTTTCACGTAGGCCACAACGTCATGGCCGTTGACGTACCGTCGGCGCAAGCTCTCGAACTCGAATCCAAGCCCACGCTTGTACCAGTCACACGCTGCGGCGCGTTGCGGCAGCGCCAGAATCTCAATGCGGTGATAGTGGCCGCTTGCCAGCGCCCGATTGAACAGCCGGCGGCAAATCAGTGTGATTTGCAAGCCATAGGCGTCCCATGCTTTTACCGGCCCGGCCATCCAAGCGCGTCCCACGCCCTCGCGCATCGTTTCGATACCGCCAGTTACCAAAGGCGAGCCGCGCCCGTCAGTGATTGTCCAGCGCGGGCCACGGAACTGCGCAAACAGAAACGCGGCGTCAAGCGGATCAAAGGCCTTGTCGCCAGTGAAGGCGAGGTACTGCTCCACCTCGTCGGCCCGCATGTTCGGAACGATCATGTCCAGGTCGGAAAGCGTGGCGTCCACCAAGCGCAACGCGCGAACGTTTGCGTGCGAGCCGTCCATCAGGTCGTTTTCCGGTTTTCAGCGAGGTTCACGTTCACGGCTTGAAGGCTCCATCTCCCGGTGAAGGTCAGTCGCACCGACAAGGTAGGCGCACTGACGGGCATCGGAATAGGCATACCCATCAGCGTGTCAATAGGGATTGTGTACGCTGGCGTAAATGCTTCAATGGCGCGCTGGTCGTAGCCGATCTGCAGCGACACGGTGCCGGGGCCATTGCCCACCACGTCGAGGCTCTGCAGCATCTTCGTGACGCCCGGCGTGCCGAAGTCGAGCCACGGCCATTGCACGGTGCTGGTGATGGGCTGGCCGTCGTCGGTCGTAGCGTCCTCGTCGATTTCGTAGACCTCAGTGCCAGACCGAAGAAACAGGCGCTCTCCAAGAATGGCGGTTGCATCCACGCGCCAAGGGAACACATACCGCGACCATGCGCCGACTTGGCCCATGCGGCTCATGGTGTAGACCCATCCCACCGTGCCAGTCATGCGAGCGCCTCGCCCAGAACGAAGTGAAGCCTGTTGTTCAGCCCCATCGACACACTTTGCAGCCGGTTGAACATGCCGGTCTGTAGCAGGTATTCGACAAGGTAGCGGTCGCGCTGGGCGCGGAAAAACAAGGTTCGCCCCACAAGGTAGGCGATAATGATGTCACTTCGCGCAAGTTGCATCGGGCGATAATCGTCCAGCGTGCAGCGAGGTGAAACCGCGCCAGCGGGAAGCGTGGTGACAACGAAATCATTTGCGGTCGGGTCAAACCACCGGAACCGCGCGATGCCGCCTTCGACAAACGCCACGAACGGGCGCATGTTCTGGTCGAATGCAAGCGACAATTCAGTGATTCCGGTGCCTGTGAACAAGGGCGTGGCAGCTCCTGCGCCAGCCGCAAGGGTGACAACAAGGCCGTTTGTTTCCGCTGTCCACGTCTGCACGTCAAATCCCTGCGATGGGTCGCCGATAGCAATGCCACCTCGGTGCAAAGCGCGGGTAAGCGAAGGCTGCGGATTTTCAAGCCGCAGACCAGAGCGTACCGGCGTCGTGGAGAGTCGGTTTTGCGGGATCATCAGATCGCCCGTCGCGCCCATGTGTGGCGAAAGTTCACCCGAAGCTCTTGCGTGCTGATTTTCGGAATCGCAGGGCTAAGGCCGATTTGGTAATTGCCAATAAGGTTTGAAGATGGGCTATTCCCAAGCGGCACCTCCAACGACTGGATGCCGCCGGCACCAAAGTTTGCAACGCCAATTGCCCAGACGGCTTGCCCGTCACGCAAGTAGGTTCCGGCGGAATACACCGAGTTGGTAACGCTTGATCGATTCGACGCCGTACCACTTGGCGAAGAGGTGATGGCATTGATTCCGCCAGAGAATGCCGTAATCGGAGCGATCGTCGATTCGGAAATTCCACCTCTGCAGCCGGAGTTGGCGGAAGCGCTGCCCCCGTTTGACCACCTGAAACTTTCGGTAACACGGGACGGCCGCACGGTGAACGTGTGATTTGTTCCGTTGATATTTACGACTTGCGTGGCGTCTGCGATTGCTGGGTAGATTCGCAGCTCGTAGGTCACTTGCAGGATTTCATCCGACAGCACAGTGATCGTTGTCGGGGTGCCAACACCGTCAACAATCAACGCGCGTGAAAACAGCGCAGCACCCGTAGCGCCCCAGCCAACGCCCACCTCGGAAAGATTGCCGGCGGCAACACCTGCGCCAAACTGGTAGAAATGCCTCGAAAAACCGTAGTGCGGGGGGCTTGCCTGTGCGCCAAGGGTTGGAGTTGCAAACGTAACAGTCGTGCCCGTTAAAAAGCTTGCAAGCTGCGAATCCGTATTTGTGGGCACAACTGATCCAGTTCCCACCTGGCAAGCGCCAAGATATGAGTCTGACAAGCCGATACGATTAAGGCCTTGATCCAAAATCAAGTTGTCAAACTCTGCCACCTTGCGACGCGATGCCTCGATGGGGCGACCTTCTTGGTCGGCCTTAAGCACATGCATCGTAAAATGACCAGACAGGCTGCTTCCGACAGCAATCTCCCTGTCACCGCGCGGCGCAAGGATTGAAGCGTTCGGGATGATAATCATGTGAGCGTTGCTCCGGTAACAGAAACAGTGGAGTTCATCGCCTCGGCGGGGATGATGGACGTAATCAGGATTGCACGAAGCGTCGCCGACTGAACGGAAACGGTGCTGTCCATTGCCTCGGGAAGCATGTTGCTAGATATCAAAAGCACTCGCAACGTTGCAGACTGCACAGCGACAGTAGAATCCATCGCCTCGGGATTGATCGTGTAAGAGTCAAGCAGTGCGCGAAGGGTTGCGCCGGTAACGCCGACGCTGCTGTCCATGCCCTCCGGCTGCATAAGCGTAGTAATGTCTTGGAAAATCCGCCCAGAAAGCACGCCGACGGAAGAAGCCATTTCTTCGACGGCTTCAACTGGATAGGGCGGCGAGGTCAGTGAAAGTGTGTTGTTGCAGAAAACGGAGACGCTTCTTTGCTGCCCTGCCGAGTCGGTTACGGCAACAGCCCATGCGTAGTGGCCAAAGGGCACGTTGCCAGTCAGGCGGCCAGCGTTGATCGTCCAGCCCGCAGGCGCGGTCAAAATCGACCATGAATACGGCGGCACACCGCCATCCGCCACGTAGGTGTAATCGATTGCTGTGGGCGGGCTGGCCCCGATGACCGGCACAATGCAAGCCACAGGCCCGGTGATCGTCAGCGGCGGCAGAACCGGCTGAACGCCACCCTGCGGAAAAAGAAGCCAGTATTGCCCCGCTGCGGGGTAGTAGCAGGCCAAAGGGTCAACGCTTTCGCCAGCCGCCTTCTCAACAGACTGACGCACCAGCGAATCAACTGGCATCCCAATGTCGCCGGCCTGCAAGTTGGTCGATCCCGCCGCGATGCCGACAGTGCGAACACCAAGCGCCGTTAAAAAGAACAAGTCGTTGGCGACAGGCTGGGCAGCCCTTTGCCCAACAGACCCAATGCCCTCCATCGTGTCGAGCAACGCCATCTGCTCGGGGTCAGGGTCCACCTGCCACATCTGAAACGTCGAAGCGTTGAACGCTACAATGTTTGATCGGTACAGGTTCAAAACGGAAACGTTGTTCCCGCCATTCTGATTCAGCCCCGTCGGCAGGAACCCAGCGTCATCAGGCGTGCTCCAGTCCAGCGGGTTTCCGGTGGCCGAATAGCGCACCACGTCGCCATCGGCTGCGTAGACCTTGCCGGCGGCAATGGCAACAACCCTCGTTTGCGGGCAGCGCGCATCTTTGATTTGCCGGCCCACGCATGTCCAGGCGATGCCGTTGTCCAGCACGGTTTCACCCGGCTCCGTGGGCCAGACAGGCTCGGATGCCCCTGTTTGCAGAATCGGCGAGGCGCGCCAAACGACGACGTTTGCTTCAAAGCTTTCCCAGACCACCGTTCCATCATTGACCCGTTGCCCAACAGCGGTCGGCCAAACAGGTTCGATGGCGGCGCTTGTGCCCACGGCAGGCTGAACAGCACGGAAAACCAGTCGTGCCGGACTTGGCGGCGCTGAATAGCCAAGAACGCACCCGTCTACAAGGATGGTGCCAGCCTGAAGCGCGAAGCAGAACACACCAACGCGAAACGTCGCAGTTCCGCTCGGTGCAGTGGCCGTTACGTCGCTGGGCGTCCACCCGCGATTTCTGACGTTGACCTGATTCCCTTCCGATGCCGAGATGGTGTTACCACCCGCATCCAGCCAAACAATAACCGCCGCCCCGCCCACCTGATCTCGTGCGTTCGAGACGTTGAGTATCGCCCGGAAGGTCACGGACTGGCCCGGCCTAGTGGCATAAGACTGCGCCGTAAGCGCGCTGCTATTTGCCGCTGGGCCAACCATGCGCAGAACGCCAGTGCCTTCAAGCGCGCCCGGCACCTGCGCTGCCACAAGGGCACCCGTCAGCGTCCAGCCCGTCGATCCGCTTTCAAAACCCGGATTGCTTAAGGTGCTGGGCGCAGGAGGCGCAGGCACGGACGTTGACCGAACAACGCTGCCTGTGGGGTAGAGCGCGCCGGGCTGCCATGCAATCGCGCTCACTCTTGCAGCCTCCCAAAACCGGGGTACCGCTCGCTGATGATCTGGCGGGCAAACTCTGCTTCTGGCCTGATGCCAGTGTCTGGCACCGCATCGGCAGCAGTCGCAGAAACATCCACGGATTCAATGGTCGTCCCGCCGTTCAAGGTGCTCCATGTCGGCTCCTGTGCGCCACTTGTGGGGTTCGGGCCGTAGGTTTCGACCACCGTATGCTGATAGGAGCCGCCTGCCGTAGGCTCTACCACGTCGCCCACAGCCCGTGGCGCGCTGGCTGTCCACGCTGCACGAGGCGCGGTCGTCCGTGCCGCCTGATAGCTGTAGCCCGTGGGGGAAACGGGCGCAATCACTTGGCCGGGGGCAATTACCGCACCCGGCGACCAAGGGGTAAGCCGCTCAAGCCAGAAGCAAAACAGGTCGCCGTTTGCGTACTCGGCTGAAACAAAAAGAAACCCCATGATCGGGGCCGCGAAATGGATTTCCCGCAATGCGAGGTTGGACTGCGAAGGGTGGCCAATGACTTCGAGGACGAAGCCCGAAGGAACTGCGACAGGCCGATGGCAAAACGTCGTCAGTTGGCCCTTGTATGTCGTCAGCCCACGAGTTTCAGCGGGCAACGTTGCATGTCTTGTCGTCCCCGGCCGGGAACGCATGGTGCGCGCCGCGGTAACGTAGCCGTTGGTCAGCTCGTACAAGCTGTTGGGATTCGCGCCGCCCTTGTCTCGCAGGCGGGTCATGCCAGCTTGCACAGCGTTCAATGTGACCTGACGACTCACGGCAGCGGCACCCAAACCGGCTCGACGGCCTGATGCCGCACCGCATCGCCCGAAACATAGCGTCCCGTCCGGTGCGTGCTGGCAATGATCTCGCCCAATTGCCGCTCGAACTGGCCCACGTAGTTGCCAGCATCCGGCTGGCCGTAATGGGCCTTTGCGTTTGCCAGCGCCAGCAGAAACACCAGCGTTGAATCCACCGTCGTGCGGTCGGTGAGCGCGGTGAGCGGGTCCAGCCCAAAATGCCCCTTGATCCGCAGCAGCATGGTGGAATCGCTAGGGGTAGGCCACACCTCGATGCACTGGCGAATCTCGTACCGCTCGGGCCAGCCGGTGCGATTGTTGGTGTAGACCTGGGGCGGAATGCCGTGCTGCAACGGATACCAGCGCCCGCCACGCTCCACACCCACCCACGTCACGCGGTCGGGGTTGATCCGGCGCGTGCAATGGCCTTCCGGGTTGCCGGGCGTCTGCTCACGATTCGCTGGCAAGTCATAGTGCTGCTCTCCGGCAGTCATCGCCCAAGTGAAAATCCGCTCGGTGCGGGCAGACGGGTGGCGGGTGTAAATCAGAACCTGCGCTTCTTGCAGAAAACTCGTCAAAAGCTCGGTCATGCCCGGCGGCGGCGCGGAAAGCTGGGCCGCGAAGCCCAGCCGCACCATGAGCCGGTCGCGCAGGGTCTGCAACGTGTCGAACCCGGTGGTGCTGTCGTTGCAGGCGCAGTTGTAGCCGGGCAT